GTTTGAAAGCGGGCTGTCCGAAAACTTTACGCATCCGGAATACGGCCATGACGAAACATACGTGGACTGGATTGCTTCGCAGTTTCCGAAAATGTGCGAAGTGTTCAAGGAGGTTGGCTGCCTGTGAAAATCAATATCCCGCTGGACAGCGTGAAAAAGCAGATCCGCGAAGAATTCCACATTGCGCCGCTGGTAACGCCGGAAATGCGCGAAGCGGAAGACCTGTGGATGCAGATCTGGATGGGCACCCCACCGTGGGCAAACGATCAGGATCGCACCATCAATTTTGCAAAGGCCGTGACCGGCGAAGCTGCGCGCCTTGCGACGATGGGCGTCAGCGTCGAACTGTCCGGCTCGGCCCGCGCGGATTGGCTGCAGGAACGTCTGAACGAAGAACTGATTCCGTTCCTGCGTGACATGGTGGACGTTGGCTGCGCCGCCGGTATGTTCCTGCTGAAACCCACGCCGGACAGCATCGGTCTGTACACGCCGCCGGAATTTACGATCACCGCTGTGGATAACCGCAAGCGCGTGACCGGCGTGGTGCTGTACGACACGAAGGCAACGCCGGATTATTACTATGT